CCTGCCGCTACTTTAATACTTGCATTGGCAATATTAGTTAGGGTATTCTGATCGGCATCTATAGATTTATTTGTTAGAGTTTCTGCCCCGTCAAGGGTTGACAGTGTTCCCGATTGTGGTAATATTACATTTGTGGAGCCGGTAACGTTTAGTATTAAATTTCCGCCTAATAGGCTGAGGTTCCCCCCCAATACTAAATTCCTACTGGCTCCATCTACGTCTATATTTAGGACTCGGGCTGTATTGTCCAAGCTTCCATTTAAATCTGATTTATATACTAGGCCAAGTTTGCCTGTACTTGTACTTGCCTGATCCTTCAGGTTGAATGCGCCATCCAGATATAATTCTGTGGCATATACATTGAGAGCTGCAATCTTGTGATTTGCAGTACCAATAAAAACAGAGCCATTCAATCCAGATCCGCCAATGTCTGCGGAATTTGGTTCGATAACTAGGTCTGTCTGAGATCTAATTTTAAGAGTACTGGTAGAGTCTACAAGAAACGTAGCTCCGAGTAAGTCGATTTGTTGTAAATTATATTTGGCATTGGCTGTAAGTTTGCTATCAATGCGTAATTTTAAATTTGGTGTAAGCGTTGTTGTCATCGTTTCGTCTCTCGGTAAAGTCCCTGTACCCTTTCGGGCCATCGGGCGATGAATGAGTGTTTCGTGACATTTGTTAATACGAATGTCTTATAGTACGCAAAGGTAGGGGGGACCGGGGAGCCGAAACCCCCCGGCCAGTATTAACCTTGAACGAGGGCCCAGCATAGAACGTGATCTGTTGACGGATCTCCGCTCAATGTGACCGTGATAGAATTTGTACCAGCTACTGCTTTGACAATAGTACGTGGAACTGCTCCAGTAGTTTGCATAGTTACCAATGCAATGTCTGCGGCTACTGCTCCCGGTACTGAAATTACTTCTACTGCGTCGCCTCCGGCTGTAGTATGTTTGCCAGCTTGCGCATAATTTGCTACAGATTGAAGCATCTTACGTTCACGCTGATTAAATCTTTGCTCTGGATAATTACCAGCTGCTGCTGCTTCTGTTCTTACTCGTGGTGCACTCATTGTTTTTTCCTTTCGATTAGTAAGTCATCTGATCTTTTTAAAAATAAGGGGTGACTAGCCCTCAGTTAATTGGTGCTAGTCTCTCCTAGCAGTCACACCACTCGACATCCTAAATGTCTGGAGTGGGGGATGTAAACGGAGTGGTGCTAGTCTCTCCTAGCAGTCACACCACTCTACACTTAGGCTATTACGTCGTAGACTTGCCTCTCCCAAGGTGTCGGGAGCCCTTCTTGTATCCACTTGACCCTGCGGGAATAGGGTCGAACATTGGATTAGGCGGGAAGATTTCCCTAATTACGAATTAGAGAAGTTGCGAATAACTGCAACAGAAGCCGGGTGCTTACAGATCACAACACCAATTGCTTGCATATAGCTTACAACCGTTGCTACGAAACCGCTTGCGCTTGGCTTCAAATGGAAATCGCCGCCGCCCGGAGCTTTGACTGTTTTGAAATCAGATCCGTGATATTCGAGAACTTTCTGACCGGCTTTAGATTCTGGCAAGATGTAGATTCTCTTAGGCTGACAATACTCGGATGTATAACACTCGAGAGAGTCATTCTGGTGTTGGTACATAAACTTCTTAGTACCACGTGTGCCATCTTCCATAGTCATGAAACGGCGATCCGTCTCACGGCTTTCGATAAGGGAGTCGAGGGTTTCAGGAGCCTGAACCATCATTTTCCAGCTGTACTGGTCCTGACCGACTTTAACTTTAACTTGAGACATTGCTCTCTGAATGTGACGAACGTCAATTGGGTTTCCACCCGCATCGAGTTCGGAACCAGCGATTGCGCCGCTCATTTGCATACCGTGGATTGTACGACCGTCAGCAGCAACTAGTGATGGCAAACCTGCCATAACTTGTGTGGCTGTGCCGTAGTCCGAAATGGAGCTAAGGTTAGGAATATCGCCAGCGTCAGCTTGTGCCTTGCGGTACAAGACTTCAGTAGCTGCCGGAGCAGTAGACAATGCAGTATTAGCGCCTGCTGTGTTAACAGCTTGAAGCGTAAGAATCTGATTGTCACGATCCTTCTGAACAACTACAAAGTGTGAGAATGTACCAGTTGCAGCTACAGCAGCGGATGCGCCACCAGTAGCAGTTTTAGGAGAAATTTTCTGACTGTATTCGAAGAGACCAACATGGCCACGAGCAGAATCAGAAACATCCAATGTTACAACGCTTGCAAGTGTGCAACTCGAAACTGTACCGAGGACACCAGTGCCGTCAGCATGGAAGTCTGCAGCAAGACGACGCTTCGAAGCTGAAAGCTTAGAATCCATCTCAACCTTAACAGGCTCGCCGTACTTCTCAGGAGACATAATAGCACGTTCGAAGAGGTCGTACTGAACTTCGATAGTTGCACGAATCTCTTTGAATTTAGCTGTATACTCGCTGAGGGAAGAACGGTCTGCACTTGGGAATGCAGAGTCAATTGTGCCCGGGTTAGCGTAGTTAATTGCATCTACACCGAATGCCGTGAGGAGCATAAAGCGAAGCTCACGAGCTGCGGAGTTAGATACTTTCGACCTAAGAACCATTTCCCAGTCACGGAAATCTTTAGAGATCTGATTGCGGATACCATCCGAAAACTTAATCTGAAGCAAATTACCTAATGCTGGAATATCAATATTACTAAAACTCATTATTAATTACCTTTCTATTTATTATCTTTTGCCACTTAGTACTTTACTAAAGGTGGACCAATTCTTGAAAATACTGCCGGTATCACCCGACGCTATAGCCTGCTTCAACTTTTCTGCATCACTGCTTCCAGCTGAACCGGACTTAACTTTAGATTGCACATTCTCGATAGCTTCCTGCTTCTTCTGTGCTACTACCTGACTGGCTTTCTTTTGAGCCTGAGCACCAATGCGATTACGCAATGCACTAGCTACGGCTTTAAATTCTTTCTCAATCAGTTCCTGAGAAAGGTCTAATCCCTTCTCTTCATATTGTTCCAATCTCTTGAGGGAGCTATTCCATAGCATCTCATCGAATAGGTGCTCATCCTGTGCATTTCCTAAACGATCTGCAAAACGATACTTTTCGAAAACTGGATGAACTTGGGATTCCATAGAGCGAAGTTCGGCCTGCTCACGTTCCTGTTTAACTGTACTCTTAAACTCTTCATTTTCCTTGCGGATCTTTTCAAGTTCTTTACGAGTCAGTTCAGCCTGTTCCTGCGCCTTCATGGTCTGCAGTTCTTCTGGACTTGCATTTCTTAGGAATTCACGCTTATCAATTTCCTTATTGATTAGCTCCTGAAATGTTCCCTGACGGCCACTCAATGTGTCGATCAGATGTTCGTGACCTTTCTGGAAAGCTTCTTCCAAACGTCCCCAATCTGATTCTCTTTCCTTGAGCTTTGTCTCCAGTTCTTTACGAGAATGGATCTCACGATCCCGTTCTGCTTGGAACTTTCTCATACCCGCAGCCGCAGCAGCCATCTTCTTGATTTGCTCACGATCGGAGTAGTCGATTTCTAATTTACGCTTACGGCCCGTCTCATCTGTTACAGTGATTACTTCCTTCTCGCCAGATACCTTGGAGGTGGCTTCAGCTTTGCTACTAGCCTTAGTAGCTTTGACTGTCTCCGAAGGGTCCTGAAGGGTGTCTCCACCTTCTCCTTCTAATTCGATTCCATCTTGCGTGGATTCTTCGGCCCGAATCACAGTATCATCGTCCTCTGATGCACTGCTTAGTGTTCCGAAGTCGGCCACTAATTGCGTATCCCCGAAAGCATCCGCAAATTTATTAGCCCCTGAAGCGCCCGTGTCACTTGAACTCATTGCACATTTCTCCCTGCCGTCCCGTCGCAGTGGATAGGGATAGGCTATTGGATGTTTTGTCTCCGAACATTTCGGTGACTTGTACTTACAGTACAACTACTTATGTGCGCTGTCAATAAGTTATACACTGTGTCTATAAAAAAGTCAACGGAGTATATAAAATATGGTCTTCCCCGGAAAATCACTAGGTTACGTAATTATAAGTTACTTATTGTTGTTACGGTTTGAATACTCTATTACCAGATCTGGGAGGTACACGTTGCAAATGTACCCACCCCTTAGTATGTGCTGGATCTTCCATCCACAAGCCAAATTCTTCTAGCAATTTCAAATTGTTAAGGCAGTATTCCGCCAGTTTTCCGTCACGATCTGCAAAGTCCACAGCTAAGCATGCCATATGATTTGACTTTTTAGCTGCCCCGGGAATAGTAGCATTAATAGCGGCAGGTCTATATCCGGAACTAACAATCATTGGCTTGCCGTAAGCGGCCCTAAGTTTATTTACAGCCTGTAGTAATTTTTTTAAATTAACTTCCATTAACCCAGTAAGGGGGGCCTGCTTATCTCGACCCATTAAAATTTCGTCACGGGATATCATTATTACTTACCTTACTACTGCCACAAGTTTAGCATGATTTTGTGGCATTTACAAATTCCAATATGTTTGTAGAATGCTAACTTACTGTCCCGGTCGTGTCTTGGCGGCATCCTATATGTTGCTAACATGAGTAAAAAAGCATCCTATAGGCTACGAATATATTGAATTGTTGAAGCCTCTGATTAGCAAATTCCAGTATGTTTGTATATTGCTAACTTACTATCCCGGTATTGGTGCGGGCGGAGGTGGAGCCATTCCTGCTGCTGGTCCCGGAGGTGCCGGTTCCGCTGCTGCACCCGATGCTCCCTCTTGAGCAGCTACTGCAGCTCTATCCTTATTATGTTGCTTTAGTAATACTTTAGATTCTGCAGGTAGGGCGGTAAATTCCTGTGTCATGAAATATCTAAGGGCCCATGCAATCATGTTCTCATGATCCATTTGTTCTTCGGGAGCAATATAAATTCCCGTACCAATCATTTCATCGAAAATTTCTTTCTGACGATGTCCTGCCAATTCAAAAGAATCGAAGATACCTTCCATATCATTCATGCGAAGTTTCTTAATTAGGATACGGCTATCAATTCCTGCTTTTTCGAACAGCGGTTGTAGAGTTAGAATTTGTTGCTGACGAGTAATTGGATCTAGGGATAGAGTCGTACCATATTCTCCTACAACATCGAAGCCTCCGTCAATATCCATACCTTTAACGTCAGTAGCTTCTAGTGCTTGCTCTTTGCCTAGGACATGAATAGTGCGGCCAATTGACCAATGTTTTCTTATAAGATTTAGAAAAGCTTTGTATACAGATTCTACGCAATTTACATACTTATTAAAAAGCCTGTGGCGAATCATGTTACCTTGGTTAGTCGCATACTGCATGGATGCGCCAGACTGTTCCCGAGACTGTTGACCAAACATAGACTCATTTACACCCATTACATCATTGATGCCTTGGATATAGTTATTACGTTCAGAAGATAATTCAGGTAGCAATTGTGGAGCAGACATATAGTAGGGAGGTTGATTGCCTGTAATCTTTACAATGTCCCAAGGAGAGTTACCTAGTGCGTCCTCAGAAATCTCTGCAGATTCTGGAAGAATCATACGAGCTGCACCGTGCGCCTGAATATTATCCAAACGATTAGCATCTAGGCGGTTAAGGTTATTTTGCAACGTCATGGAATATTCTACTGCAGACTTGCCCCAGATAGTATTAGGTACATCTAGATCGCTTACAATATGATAAGGAAGTCCAGCCTGCTCTGGCAGGCGGGCAATCTTTGCTTGTTTTACTTCGTCTGGAAGTTCACTTAATTCTATACGGGAGGCTGCTCCAGCCCTGCGAAAACGGAAAGGGCTTGGACGTGGAGACTCAATGATCTCTCCGGAAACTGTAGTAATACAGTAACGGCCTAAATATCCATTAGTTGGTAGCCCTGTTTCCCAATACTCTAATAGCTCTACAGAGTTGTAATGTACATCTCTAAGTTCAGTCTGTTGCCCTGTGCTCGTCGGAGTCTTCTCCTGAACTCGAGCTTCTTCCAATTCATCACGTTTGTCGGGCCAGCGTTGGATGGCCTCGTCGATGTCGATGTAGATACGTTCAATAACCCATTTGACACTGTCCCAACTTCTGGCATCCGGGTCCATGAAGATGTTCCATGTAGAAGGAATAGCAACATCAATGTCGCCTTCCAGTGTAAGTTCGCCTGTTTCAAGATTTGCCTCAAGGATATCTCCCTGCGAAGAATCCCATACAGTCTTGATAAATCCTGTACCATAGACGAGTGCCATAAGGTTACATTGGTCAAATTTTTCTTGAAGATTATATTTACGTAAAGCCCAGCGCACAATACGGTCGGCAGCATCTGCTTTTCTCTGGTCATCCTGATCCGATGTCTGTGGTCGGATGGCGACAATAGGTGGGTTAGAGGACATCTGTGCATGAATAAAACGAATGTTTTTCATTACATAGCTAGTAGATACATCTGCATTAGATTGATCAATATTCGAAAGAACTTCCGTAAGGGGAAAGTCCATTGTCATATTTGTAGATAGAGAATTTCTTGTACCTAGAGAAGAATAAACAGTTCGTTCATTCTGACGCCAGATAGCTTCGTGGACAGAACGATCCCTTGTAGCATTAGAAAACCTCTTAAGGATTTCCTGCCTAGCCTTGTCATCATTCCAGATACTAATCTTTAGAGACACGGATTATTCTCCCTCTTCTTCAACCCCGTGCATGCCATATTTCTGCAGCACCGGGTCTATCATTTCCATTAAGTTTTTGCTCCGTGCATCTTTGCGTGGCCTAAGTTCCCTAGCCAGCTTATTTAACAGTTTCCATTCTACATAAGAATCATGTCCGGAGTCAATCATTTCTATAGCTTGTCTGACTTCTTCTTCAATTGAAGTGTCTGGTTTTTCTATGGATTTATTTTTACTAGGAGCCGGTGGCTCTGTTTGTAACATTATTTGAATTTTCATATACTGTTTATCCTAGCTTATTTACGCATATTTATTTTATATGCCGGTTGAACCGCCACATATGCATAAGTAACTTATAATTACGTTTTCGTTCCTTAATACCACGCCAAGTAATAAGAAAGTTAATGGGCATAAGAATAGTAAGAATATATAACCAGACTATTTCCACATGCTTCCCCTACGAATTCTTATTGGTTTAGAATGTCTCTTTGGAGCAACTGCTTGTTCTTCCAGCTTTTTTCTTCGGTCATTAGCTTGTAACAAGTTAGCATACCATTGGTCTAATGTAAAGGACTGAAGTTTTTTCTCCGGAGGAGGTAGAATATCCTTAGCGTACTGACTAGAATCTAATAGATGATAGGAACTGGAGTTAATCATCTTACCTTCTCCCCTATCTGACCAGCGACAATTCTGAAGTTCGTCAATAAGCGGGGTACAGTGCGGGGCTAGAAACATTTGTTTACCTAGTGCTTCTTGTAACCCCTTGATAAGTCCTTCTTTTCTGTTGGCATTCTTGGAATCTACGGTCATATAAGTGATACCCATAGAGGCTGCAGTATTTACATACCATGGGGCATAGTCTGAAGTACGTCGCACTACATTAACCTTAGAGGTATAGTGTTGTACCGCCTTAACAATGTCTGTAGGTACTTGAATTCCCCGGATATATTCCGAAAGAATGCAGTACCAACTGCCGGTATCAGGATTTTCTGCCCATAAAGTTAAACCTGTAGCAGAACTAATGGCCGGATCTACCGATTCTACATGTCGCCACAGCGGGCTGTAGTTTTCCGGCATCTGAACCATAGTAATGTAATCGAAATAGTAGACTTGATCTTCTGCCGTCATCCAGTCGCCCTCGAAGATGGCGCTTTTCTGGTATTCCGGTAGGTGAGCATATCGTCGAATTAGTTCTTCTGATCGTTGTGGGTCGGAATAGAGAGGATTATCTAACATTCGGAAACGGTATACCTTGCCTTCGGGAGGTTCTATAGAATCTACAAATCTTTGTATATCTACATTTACAGTTAGTGGGGTAAAGGAGAATATAGAATATCCATCCCGAGCCTGTGTACGTACAAGTACTTCTCGAATAAGGTCTAGTGTCGGAGGCAATTCATCTATCCATGTAATATGTGCAACGTAGGACTGAAGCCTCTCTCGTGCCGTATTAGGATTCTCCAAGGATTGAAATATAATCCTATTTCCATTTTCTAGTTCAAGCCTCTGAATAGAATTACCTATTCTAATTTCTTTGTAAGTTCCCGGCTCTAGGTAGCTACGAATCTTCGGAAGAAGCGAATCTTCAATTTGCTTTCCGGTACGTCCAGCTACGATAGCTAGTAGCGGCTCTGCTCCCCATCCATAGAATGTAGAGTCTGCTCTTTTCTTTATTACAAGAGGATGTTCTTCTAGCAGAATCTGTGTCAACATGCGGGCCGCAGTTTGGGATTTACCTGACTGGTTACCTGCTCGCAAATAATATTGTTTGTATTTTCCAAAGTCATCGAAGAATTCCTGCTGCTTCTTAGTTGGCCTAGAATCTAGATGTGCGGGATCGAAGGCGTCCTTCTTTCGAAGAGCCTCTAACCTTTCCAGCGCAATAGCTAGCAGTTTATCTTGAGACATGGAATACTCGAATTAAAGTTCTTGCAATACTTCGCAGAGATCGACAGTGACAATGTCACCGGCATTAGTCGTTGTTACTACAACTCGACATTTATTAAGTAAGGGCAGCACTGCTTGGTCTCCAGCTACTTCGATATTCCAACGAATATATTGAATACCGGCTGCCGTAATAGCTGCGCCTGATTTTACATCTACCCAATCGCTGCCATTTGCTGTTTGTAACTTGGGGGTAATTGTGCCGACTTGAGTTACACCGGATACTACTAATTTAATAATACCATTCAGTGCCCCGCCAGCGGAATTTGGAAACTCTACAGTTACTGGTCGGTTTGTTGCCACCCCAGAAACTTGTACATTTGCCAATCCCACACTCTTTGCTGACCAACCATTCATTTGTCTATTCTCCTTTATTTAAGTTAAAGACCAGTATTTAACATATACTTTATCGCCCACAGATAGCAATGCTAAAACTATGGGACTTAATGTAATTCTTGTAATTCCACTTACTGTAGATGTAGTATAATCATCTGTTTCCATTAATTCTGCGCCGCCAAAATGTACTGAAGTGCTTTCTGCTACAGTAAGTCTAGTCATATTAATATAGCCATTTAAGATATCTGTATTAGTTATAACTTTAGATTCTTTATGTGGGACCTTAAGGGTTGCAGTAATTTGAGCATCTAATTGTCCCTTGTTAACTGCATCGGTAGATATTGTGCCGTCTGCAAGATTTGTAATCTTAACAGAAGTCATATCAAGTTCACGAGCTTTAATCGTTACTTTACCTTTAATACCTGTTCCACTAACGGCAGCGGTCTCAAGTTCAATATTACCACCAGATACATTTGGTTTTAAACCGTAACCATCTGGATTAATAAAAATATTTCGACCCGCACTGTCACCGGTTGGATCATAATTTTCCATTGCAGATAATAGATACATATCTGTACCTGCAGATGCATGAACATAAGAAAAGTTAAAAAACCATTGCTTGCCCCAATCACCTAAGTTATGGGTACTATTTGCAAGTGGTTTTAGCATTTGAGTTTCGAGGTCGTGATTAACTCTAGGACTTAATGCAACAAGTGTTCCGCCATTTAATTTCTGTAAACTAGACTTACCTTGCGAATCTAAATCTACATCTGCATAGGAAGAGGGGCCGTTAATAATTAAATTCTCGGAATAGAATCCTTTAAGAAAGCCTGATGTTCTGCGTCCGAAATCATTTATAGTTGTAACAAAACTTAATGTCCCACCGCATGATCCACCAATAGCTGCAAAAATAGTGGCCATGCCGCCACTAGGATGTTGATTAAGAGTAATGTTTGCATAGGCAATATTGTTTGTAAATACGCCGACATTAATGCCGCTAATTGTTAGGTTTCCAAAAATAATACAAGCATTGAATTGCGCTTGAGCAATTGCATTATTATAACCGTACATATTAACAGTCGAAGCAAAAACAACTTCATTCATATATAATTTGCCGGCAGCAGAAGTTACTGTTGTCCAATTAAAATCAGCTGCTGAAAGCAACGTGACCATGGAAAAACCGGAACGGTTATCTGCAGAACCAGAAAAACTAGAATGCAAAGAGATTGCACCAGTAATCCTAACAGACTCTTTAATTTCTCCGACAATAAATACGTTAGCTTTAAGAACTATGCTTGCTTCTGAATAATTACCGGCAGCAACTCGAATAACATAACGCTTAGTTGCAGATGCATCAGTAATTGCATTCATTGCGGCTGTAATAGTTAAGTACGGTTTTTCCTGACTGCCGTCACCTGTAGAATTATTACCGCTTGTGGCAACGTATTTCATTTGCCCGACTGGATATGAAGTGCTAATTGCTTGCCAAGTTAAATCACCCCTAAGAAATTGCAGGGTTGTACCTGTACCTAGGTAATCTTGCTTAGTTCCTACTTCAGTGTCGACATAATTTTTACGTGCTAAGTCATCTAACGCAATCGGGTCGGCGTTCTGTTTGATCGCTTCCGCCGGGTCAATAAATTTTCCACGTATCAGGGTCATTATATCCTCATATACGGTATCGAGGGAAATACCGTTACAAGTATAGATTATGTTAGGGGAAAAGGGAAGAGGTTATTGGTGAAATAGTTTATTTAATAATATCAAGTAGATATAAAAAGAGGCCCCCGAAGGAGCCTCCAATTAATGGTTGTTAATTGATCTTAGAAGTTGTTAACAAATACTTGAGCTTCGCCAGATGCCGTTACAAATTTAGCAATACATGCTTGTCCGCCTAAATTCATGCCG